CGATACTGGAAGGATTCTGTGGTAGAATACCCGATGCATAATACTTAATTTCTGCGTATGTATCTACAGTAGTCTTATCTTCATTAGTGCTACTAGAAGTAAATCTAAATGTTAGTTCACCAGTTGTAAAACGTAGTTCTTCTGAAGATTCATCGTACTGAACAGTATCAGCGTCTCCAGTCCAAGTAGCATTTTCACGAGGAGCATAACCAGCAGGCAATAGAATCAAACCACTGGCGTTACCATTTTCATCGGTTACAATCTCACCATTGAATGCTGATAGTGAATTACCAGCAATACCAGTATATCTTAGGTCTGGGTTTACCCAACGATTAATATTTCTGCCTTCTAAGAATACAGATACTTTAGTTAGAGGTTTAAGTCTTCCAATTACAAACTTGATAGGTCTAGTTCTAGCAAAGAACTGTAGTGATGTTGATACAACACTTTCTCCAACTGCTTTAGTTTGTACACCTTTACCAAGTTCATTGTTTTGTGGACTAATATTGGAAGAACTTCCAACAGAAGCAGCTTTGACAGAAGACTTAGCGTTAGCAGTATTTGTCTCGCCAAGAGAATTGATTGATGTAAATGATGGTGAAGTTCCAACCCAGTTTACAATGAATGAATTGTGGAGACTAGAGAAACTTTCTCTGCTATCATCTTTAGCAATAAAGATATCAAAGAGACTTGTATTTGTATCTACAACCAGAGGTTCTACGCTTTGATCGTACCACTGATCAATCTGTGGGGAAACCTCTCCCTCACCAACATATTGGAAAACAACAAATGGGTTTGGATTGATAGTCTTCGATGCGAAATCATTACCAAGAAGTTTGAGACTACTATATGGCAGAGTTACAATATTACCAGACTTTTGATATCCAGCAACAGATCTTTGGTCTTGTCTTGTATTGACTTCTCTTAGAAGAATAGAATCTTCTTTTGACTGTGGTCTCAATACAGACTGTCTGCTATCAATAGCACACTTGTAGTCAGCAGAGACAAGGTTACCAATACCATGAGTCTCAAAGTTGTCTACAAAGAAACCAGACTTGAATCTATCAAGACCGATTTCATCCTTGACCTGCATGTTTAATGCCTGTTGCTCAAGAATACTGAGCGTGGTATAATACTCAAGACGTTCAACACGCTTCTCAAGTTTACCGATGTCCTTCATCGTGTAACGCTTGTGCTCAACAGGAGTAATCCTTACATCTTTGCTGCTTGTAGTATACGCTGGAATGTAAGCATAGAAGAGAGCAACAGCATCCTTGACAGGATCTGGTTTAGTTGGGTTGAGTGAAGAATTACCTTCCTTGACAACAAACTCACCTCTCTTATTAAGGAAGATACCGTCAATACGATCAAGATATTGAATTTGACTGAACGAGAAAGTATACTCTAAGTTTGTATCTGGAGCAGGAGTTGCTGCTACAACGGAACCAGCACCAGTGAAATTACTATTAGTAACTTCTAATGAAGAAGTATCTTGATATCCAGCAACAATTGTAGAAGTATTTACTTTTGGTCTAAAGTCAATAACATTCTTGAGTTCTACATTTCCTAGAGCAGAAGAGTTGAATGTTGGAATCTCGTCCTCAGTAACACCTGCCTCATGAAGGTAACTATCAATAGTTACAAAATCTCCTTGGGAATGTTCGAAGTAATCAAAAGCAATTACTAATTGACCAACAGTTGGGTCAAATCCTGGTTTTAGAACAATTCTAGAAACATCATAGATTGTATCTCTCTGTCCATTATCAAACGTAAACCTATTAGTTACATCTGTACCAGAAACCAAATTGCCTGCGCTGTCAATTTCAGGTGGTTGTGTACTAGTTCCCTCGTAAACATAACGCAATCTATATGCGTCAGAGAACGATAAAGTTTCTACAACATCACTATCATAGTCAGTTCCTCTAAAAGGAATAACTCTATCACCAGCAGAATCTACAACAATACGCTTGTTCTCAATGGAAGTTTTGAGTCTTGGTTTTGCATTTGAAACTTCTAGTGTTGCGGTGAGTTTCAACTCAGGAGCAACATAATTTGCTTCGCCAGCAAAATTGCTATTAAAGTATGAAGTTGGTAGTTGGAATGTGATGCTGCCAGAAGTCAATCCACTTGCTGTGTCAGTTGCTGAAGTAACTTCTACATTGTCGGCATCAATATAAACAATATCACCATCTTCAACCAAATCAGCACTGTTCTTATTCAAGACAGTAACAATATAGTTCTTTTCATTGAATGTTGTGAATCTCTGTGTGCCAAATGGCAACTGAGCAGCAAATGAGATGATACCACCACCAGTAGAACCAGCAGTAACAAAGTCTCTTCTAAAGAAATACTTGATCTTAGTATCATCAGATCCAGCAGAGATCTTTTGTACTTGCTTACTTCCTGTTGGGAAAAGAAGAGTTCCAGAATTTGGATTCTTGATTCTTGGACGGAGGAGAACAACACTGGTGCTAGTTACATCATCATATAGAGTTTCATCAATGTAAATTCTTGTCTTAGCAGATCCTTTTTGGATAGTAGCATATTGAACAATTGCTCTGATAACATTGTTAGAAGCATCAGAGAACTGAATCAAATCGCCCTGTTGTACAATGCTGCTAGCATCTGCACTGAAACTTGTAGACTCCAGGAATTTGGTTCCCTTTGATCCGAAGAACGTAAAATCTGTTACTGATGTAACATTAGCAAAGTCTCTATCATCTACAACAGAGTCAGCAGTAAACTGATTGACATTACCAGATCCATATGATGATCCAAATGATTTTACATTTTGTGGAGTGTATGTCGTTACTGTATTTCTATTCAATACAGGGACAATTACTGCGCTAGTTGTTGGAACATTATCGCCAGAATTGATTGTTACTACGGGTGGTTTCGAATACTCTCCAGCAAAAGAAACTCTGTCAACAATATCAACTCTGTAAATACCTTGACCATTGAATCCCAATTCAACTTGAGATTGATCATAACCAACACCATCAACTACAATTGTAGATGTAGATGGATAACCCAGTCCTCTTTCTTGAACAATGAAGTGAGAAATAGTATTTTCTTTAGCAATTTTTACCAGATTTCCTGCTTCATCTCTGACTGTCTCGCCAGGAACAAACTTTCCAGAAAGAGTTTTAACAAATAGGATTTTGCCAGTAGAATAAACTCCGTTTGGAGCTCCTTCTACTACACCATAAGCACCACTTGTCAAACCATAAACATATTCACCAACACCATATGAATTTGTTGGTACTACATTTTCTAATACAATTCTAGTAAAGAACTGTGGATCAAAGTATGATAATGCAAACTTAGCATTGTAAGCATCGCCACCCTGTGAAAGAGTTCCTTTTGAGATTACGATGTCAGAATCTGGATTGAATCCCTCTCCTCTCTCTTCTAAGTAGAAATTACTTGGTTTTGCTGTACCAACAACAGGAGTAATAGTTTCACTGTAGTCGATTACATTAGCAAAAATTGTAGATGCTAAATTTTCTTTTTCGTCACCAATAGCATCGTTCTCTGTCAAGAAAACTTTTCTATTTTTACCCTGAGAACTTTCATCATACTCTTTGAAAATATTCTCTAGATCACTCTTAGTTCCAGCAACTGTTACTTCTAGGTATCTAGATTCTTCTGTAGTTCCTGGGTTTTTGAGTGGTTTGAATACTTTGGAATAAGAAAGTACATCTACATATGAGACAATGTTAGTGCCTGCTCTGGTCTTGACATACCACAACTTGCTAAAAGTATTTTCTAAATCACTTGGAATAATACTTGTAATAGGAATATTGACATCAACAATTTCAAGTGTTACTGTTTTGATTCCAATGTTAGAATCAAAAAACTTACCTCTTCTGTCAATAGTTTGACGATAATTTGAGTCTAGTTCTGTACCACCAAGACCAACATAACCGTCATTGAAAAGAGTTGACAAGTATACAGTTGGGTACGCAGTAAGTTGCGATCCCTCTTTGTTTAGAGGAACACTGCCATATACATTGCTAATAGTATATGTTGGCAGACCCTTTGTCTTAAGAGTTACATTGTCACTGCTGAGACTTTCTCTTGCTTTGTTAATTTCGAGATACTTAGTCTCTTTATTGACAATTTCATATCCTCTAATATATGCTTTACCAGGACCAATGCTAGCAATCATTTTTCTGCTAGCTTCAGTAGCACTCAATCCATTATACAGATCAAATTCATCAGCAGCATACAGACCTCTATTACCGTCTTTCTGAGCATACTCTCTAATATCAATAGAGAAATCTTGTACTACATAGTCACCACTCTCATCAAATGTTCTTCTAGCAAGAGTTTGCTCTAGAACACTGTAGTCAGCAGGCGACACTTTTCTTTGTACAACTCCTCTATTAACAGTTAGGAGTTGAATAAAATTCTTATCAGTAATTGCATCTAAAGCAAACTCTTTGAGTTCTAGACTAATCTTTAGTCTGTGTGCTCCAGGTGCTGTGTAGTTAGAAGAACCGATAGCATTATCATAAAGAGATGAATCTTCTTCAGGAGTTACAACTTCTTCTTTGATTGTAAATCCAACTTTTGCGGAGGGTTTATTGTAGTATTCGTCAATAACGAGGAGTTGCTCTTCATTGCGTACAAAATAACCATTGACAAAATAGATACCTTCTTCTACTTTAACAGCAGAAGCATATCCCATAGCAGGACTTTCTAGCGAAGTTACATCTCCAGTGTCTGGATTTGTTACATTAATACTTGTAGGTAGAACACTGCCATCCGTACCAACAACCATCAATGGAGTATTGACACCATCAATAACTTCTAAAGTTTCACCTTGACGGAAAGTAGATTCTGCGTTAGAATTACCACTGTTCTGATAAGATACGTATAAAGTATCAGAAGATGCTTCTGTTGCTAGATTTGCGGAGAGAACATTTCCAATAACACCAGAAGTCAAACCACGCAGTTGAAGACCAATTAACTGAGTAATATCATACTTCTTATATACAATGTCATCTCCCTCAGAAATAGCAACTTCTGATACTGAGGATAACTTTACGTAATCTAATTTTGTATTGAGACCAACTTCTCCAGGGATAACTAATTCTCCCTGCTTAAAAGCATACTTACCAAAACTCTCAACCTGATTCTGTAGAATAGATTGAAGTTGCGTTAATTCTCTGCCTTGGATTGAGTAACCAGGACGGAAAAGAATCTTGTAAAAATTCTTGCTCGCGTCAAAGTCCTCGTAATAAGGATTTACATTAAGGTTGGTCTTCTGTGGCATTGTACTCCGCCAATACACTATCTAGTCTCTAGTATTTAGTAGAGATAAAAAAAATCCCCCGATCTCTCGGGGGACTTGAATTATTTAATTTTGATCAGAATTCGATGACTAGTTTGATGTCTTCAATCTGGTCAGGAGCACGAGTAATAAGGCGACGGTTCTCGATGTAGATAACGTCACCAGAGTTGTTTTCGATTTCTGGTGCTGCTAGACCAGAAGCGAATGTAGAACCGAGGAGAGTGTTTGAGTAACCAGTGTCAACGTTACCAGAAGCAGCAGATTGAACACCTGAGATTGCGTTACCAGCATTGCTTTCGAATGCTCTTACAACACCTTGATCGGTGTGTGAATCATTTGTTTGGATGTACTTGAGAACACCCGCAGTAGTAGAACCGCTATCGAGTGTCCAAGAAACAACAGTACCATAAGCAGTACCACCAGTTACAGTTTGACTGATTCTCTCATCAGGAATAAAGTCAGCAGTTGCTCCAGTGACCTTAACTGCTCTTAGACCAGAGAGGGTATCGCCTGTTGCGAAAGTTGTGGTTCCCCAGTTAAATGGATCCTTAATAATGCCGATACGACGGAAGTCGTTATCAACAGGGAAGTCACCAGAACCTTCAGCGTAGGTTAGGCGAATGTTAGTCATTACGCGCTTACCGTTGAGTTCTGTTTCGTGATCAGAACCATGACCACCCTGAGGAGGCATAACAACTTCAATGGCACCAGTAGCAGCGGAAGGTGTTGCTACAGCAGATGTAAGTGCTTGATCTGAGAAGAGGTTGCCATTTCCTAGAAGGACGTTAGCATAAGTATAACCAGATCCACGTACTACTACGGAAGCAGAAGTGATTGTACCAGATCCGTCAGTAGCAAACTCAATGACACCACCAGTTCCATCACCTTTGACGCTGGTATAAAGAGTTTGTGATGCGGGTAGGTTATTACCACCATCTTCGATTAGAACAACATCTAACGCTCCAGCAACAGCAAGACCTTCTACAGCAACTCTAGAAGGTTGTGTTGAAAGAACGATTGGCATGAAGTCTGAAGAAAGGAACTTCAGAACATCATCAGTTGGGATGGTGTACATGTGCTTCCAGATGTAACCAGCACCAGTTGTCTCTGTATAAAGACCAGTTGCAGCATCGTAGTTAGCACCTGAAGTTAGAGGTTCTTCGGTTGCGTTTTGACCAGTAGCGTTTGAAGGATTCTCTCCATTGTAGAGACACTTGAATACTTCATAGTTGGAGTTCATTACATAGAACTTAGCATCAGCAATGCTATCTTGACCAGTTGCGGTTTGCTTACCAATCTGACCACCGCCACCTGGGGTAGCAGAGTAGTCAGGTTTCCACATGTCATACTTAGGATTAGCAACTAGATCCCAGTTGTAACGGCGGATAACAGTTCTTGCGAAAGCGTCAGTGATACGCTTAGCAGCAATAATTTCGTCGTAAAGACCAATCTTTTCTCTTTGGTTATCGAGAGGGAGGGGAGGAACGTCCTCAGTACCGTAACGATAAACACCAGTGGTTGCTGTAGCACCAGTATCGGATGAACCACCATCAGCGGTCTCTTTTAGAGCACTGCCGAGAGGAGGAACAGAGTTAACACCGCTGCTGCCAAAAACGTCGGTTAACAGAAGGGCACTATCATAAACGGCAGAAACAGTGGCGCGGAATGCGGTGGAACCATACGTTCCAATATACACTTCGTTCCCTACTGTGAAGTTAGTTGCTGACTTAGAGTAAACTTCTAAGTATGCCTTCCAGGGTTGGGGTCGTCCAACGAAGAAATACATCCTTGAACGCTCGGCACTAGTGTCAGTAGCACCTTCAGTTAGCGATTCTAGGAATTGCTTCGCATTAAAAATTCTAAACTTATCAGAGATAATAGCAGCCATTGGTTTTCTGTTCCGACGTAATTTGTGCCTGAGTTATTTATATTTATAGCAATATTTAGGTAATTGAAAACGGAATCAACTGATCAGCAGCACTAATCGTGTTTGGACCCCTTGTCACAGTACATCCAGTAAAGGAAGTTGGTTGTTTTCCAGTATACTGGATAACTGTTCCTCCGCTGGTGAATAGGTAACCTTCTGTTGGGAAGTACGTTGTGTCTTGTACATTAACAGTTCCACCTACAGTTCCCGCAGAAGAACTAATAGCAACTGGATTTTGGATAGATGAATTTGTAAGATTGAAATAGTCTCCAGATAGAGTGTAACTAGATTCTGATCTTTCAACAAAGTCTCTAATCGTCAATGCTGGGAAGTGGAAACTTAATTCGAGCAATGTAACACCAGATACATTACACGTACCGTCATCAATAATTTGATCAAAGTTTCCGATTGTTGGACCCGCATTTGTCTTAGCATATTGACCGATATATTGCTGAACTGCTCCAAATAGTTCATTAGTAATAAGTTGTTCAGTAGTATCTCTTAGAGTTACAAAATATTGACCATTAACATCAATCAAATCTACATTACCATCATGTCCACCAGAGGTATTGTTTCCTCTTACTGGAACTGGATCTATCAAGAATAGAGATTCTTCATACCCATCAACTGCTCCTCCTGGTGGTGGAGTAATTACAAATTCAGTTGTTGTATCATGGTCTGCGGTAATTTGTGCCGAAGATTGTCTAGGAATTGTAGATTCTCTAGTAATTTGTGTTTCTAAAGCAATACTGACAACTGCTGCATCAGATTCGACAGCAATGACACCACCGAAGGCGATAGATACTGGATCTGGAATTTGTCTTAAGAATGTTCCCGCTGCCCAGAATTGTGGGGTAGTATTGTTCTCCCCTCTTTCTACAAACAAGAAACGATCATTTACTTTACGTAAGTATCTTACAACTTCATTTCCAATTAACAAATATCCATTTGTCTTAAACTTGGCAGTATCTGGAATGTATACAATAGTATCGGTAGGATCAAGATCAACATCGAGATAAGCACCAACCTCAAAGAAGTTGACATTAGAGATAGCATCATTAGGAATAAGATTCTCAAATGATGTTGTAATAGTTCTGCTTACATTCGTAATAGAGTTGCTAGATAGGACTCCCTGAATTTCGGCAGATACAACAGTAGCATCATAGAATACATCAATGACTTGTACATCATTTGGATCTTGATCTCTAGTGCCAACAAATTCTGATGCTCCCTTTTGAAGTTCATCACCAGATTCTCTTACCAACTGAATTTCAGCAGTAATAACTCTGTCAGTATCAATAGGACTATTGAAGAATACAGATGTAAAGGAGTTAACACCTTCGACTTGGTTTCCTAGAATATCAATCGTAGATGTAGCAGTCATTCCTGCTGATTCTACGAATGGATTGATACCAACGTTGATTAGTGATACACCAATATCTCTTTCTGTTAGAATTTGATATCTTCTAGCAACAGTTACTCTTGGTGCTTTAGTGTATCCAGAACCACCATCGAGCAAGTCAACACTAATAACTTGACCTTTACTTACAATAACTTCTGCTCTAGCTCCACCACCAGTTCCATCTTGAGGAACAAATTCTAATACTGGAGGAGTAAAATACTGATATGCAGTTGGTTGTGTTAGAGGATCAAAACTTCTCTGGTTCCAAGTTAGTGATACAACTTCACCGTTTTCAATATTAGCAATTACACTGAGTCCTTCACCCCTTGTAACACCATTATAAGATTCAATTGATACTGAACCAAAAATATCATCAGAAAGTTGTTCCCCACCTCTACCATCTTTACTGGTAGTTTTTGATGGTAGAACTTTAATTTTTCTGAATCCTTCTTCTCCATCTACACGAATTTGATCTCCGTTTGATAGACTTACAAAAGGATTTCTGTAATATTTTCTAACAATAGTTCCAGACCATAGTCCATTTTCATCACTAAGGATTTTTCTTCCTTGGTCATCGATATCATATACCAATGATGTTGAAACAACATCAGCATCTAACATTGTAAATGTTCTGGAATATCTTCCTTCTACAGCAAAGGTAATGTCTAATCCATCAATGATACTACCATTTTGTGCCTTAATAATATCAAGTTTTAATGTATTTCCATTAACATATGGATTACCAACTTTACCAATTATATTATAAGTTCCATCTGGTTTTTGCTGCCAGCAATGAACACCAGAACCAGCTAGATCACCCATCCATTGATAAGACACATAATCATTGATATTTGATTGTGTGGTTTCAATTGTGATAGTGCCTGTAGCATAGAAACTATCTGTAGCAAAATCAAAGACGTTTAGAATTTGACCAACATCTCTACCATACAAGTAGCGCATGTCAATCTTCATTTCTTTTTTGATGGGAACATTGAAGTAGATGTTTGGACCTGCTACTTCATAACTATACCCTTCTCTCTGAAGAACTCCATCTAAGAAGACGTAAAGATATTCTTTGTCTTCAATGGACTGAACTGTGCTGTCTTCTACATCTAAAATTAAGAATGGACCAGTTCTAGTTCCATTTACTAAATC